TGGCCTGATCTGCATCCCAAGTCTCATAACTTCCTTCCTCTTCATCCCTTGCATCTGAAAAACTTGGGTCATTCCTATTAGTAGAATTAACAAGTGCTGTTGACAATTCTTCTTTGGTTGTCCCAGCAGGTAAGTTTGTGAAAAAGGTTACTAATCCATCAAGTTGTGTTTTGGTAGTGTTCAGTGTCACCAGTCTATCTGTGTGATCAGTGATTTCTGTTGCCCAGTGTCCCATTTGTGTTTCCCCTAAATTGTGTGGTAATACTGTTATTTATGTTTTTGAGAGTGGTCGAGAGTGTAAATCAGTATCTAATTTTGCCATTTTTTTACTGATTGTTCTGATTTGATCTTTATCTTCTTTTAGTTTTGCATTGCGTAAAGCTTTTTTTAACTCAACTTTACGAGTTATCAAATCAATAACTTCATTTCCTTTTAAATTTCTACCCATTGCAATACCAAAATCATGATGTCTCTACATATTATTTAGGCATAAGATATAAGCTGTATAACCACTTTCTTGTTCCCCAGTAGACATATTCTGACATATTTCAGTCTGACCATTATAAGTATACACCCAATTATCCAGTGTGTATTGCACAACATCATGATGTGTATGATAAGAATTTACAAAATTATCTCTATCTGCAACAGTTGTGTTCAAATCTACAAGGGAAGTGTGCATATCTATTAATTGATAAGTGTCTCTACTGTTCATAACATCAGTAAAACTAAATGCAGTATTATCCGTGTTGTGTATTCTAAACTCAAACTTTTGGTCAGAAGAAAGACATAAGTCCTCAACAAATCGACTATCACCGCGTATTATATAACCATGTCTACAACCACCACCTTGTGATGGATAGAAGTGAACAAGGCCTTCTACAACCCCATTTATAGTGTCAACCCCTATTCTTATAGTGTTATTTGCTAGTAATTCATAAGAGATATAACTCTCTGATACCATGACTTCTGCATTAGCTTGAATATTCTCTAAGGTAATCTCTATTGGATTACCATCTGAGTCTAATATTTGACCAGTTTGGTTTGCAACTAATTCCCTAAGACTATGTTCTCGTTTAAAGAAAAAGGTATCACCAACTGATGTTCCTTCTGATTCATTATAAATGTCAAAAGTAATTGTTTCAAACGGTGTATTTGCAAGTATAGTTTCTACTAAGTTATCAGATACCATTGAAATCATGTTTAAATTGTAGTGATCTCCGACTATATCTTCAATCTTACTTGATGTAGTCAAAAAATCCACGATCTTCTCACCGATTTCCTGTTTTTCAGTATCTTCGGATGCTATAAAATCTTCATAGAAGTCCGATGGATTGATATAATATTGGTTTTGTAGATCAAACATAACATCATCTATCTTAGATGAGACCTGTGATCCTATGTTATCTGCTTCTGATTGACATCCGTTTTCTAACGATATATCGTTAGTAAGGGAATCGACTATGTATTGACCAAAAAGTGTCGTAAAAGGTGTTATATTTGCTCTCTCTGTGGAGTTTTGGTAGGGAAAATACATCATTGTATAGGCATTATCGACTGACCCTCTAACGCTATCTGTGGCTCCTACAGGCACTTCTGCAATCCTTGGACGCAAGTTTGCACATGCTAATGTATAATCACTTATTAAATTGAATTGAGATTCAACAAAATAGTATTCCTCATTTGCTAAATCTTCTGTTGCACTAGGTTCACCTTCATCTTGAACAAGATTCCAGTTAAAATCAATGTAAACATTTGCACCACTGATATACCCATCAATTACCTTTGTTGGTAAAATGTATTGGGATGTTGGTGCAATCGTGGCTGTAAACCCTGTTGATGCCTCTGTTGGTATATCTAATTCTGTTGTGGATTTACCGCCGCCACATGCACTCAATAGTAATATACTACTGATTGTAATTAAAGTTTTTATATTTTTCATTTTTACCTCTATCAAAAACTGGTGTATCATCGTCTACTGCTGAATCAATTAACTCTTCCTGAGCCTCTTGTTCACAATCGTATAACTTCATACGACTTCTATCAATACCAATTACAAATCTTTTGAATATGGTAGGGTCATTATATCTATTCTTTAATTGTTTAACGACCATTTGGTCTAGTTCTTCCAGTTCATCAGATGTAATCAGTGCAAACATAAAGTCTGCTGTTGCTGGTAATCCAAATGATTCGGAAGTGTCTGTTAAATCTATATCTGTTGAACCAAATCCTGCCCTTGTGGTTTGAGTTGCACTCATAACTGGAACATCATATTCCACTGCAAGTCCTCTTAACTCTTCTGCAATACTCTTAACTAATGTATATGAGTTTGCACCTTGGCCTGGCCTAATTCTGTTTGATGCACAGATATTTAAATAATCAATAAATATAACATCGGGTCTAAAATCCTTCTTAATACCCAATTCTTGTAATAGATGTCTAAAGTGTCCAACATGAGCTGCAGCGGTTGGATATTCCTTAACGATTAATTTACCCTTGGTCTTATCTTTAATCTTATCAATCTTTTTACTATACATCTTCTTAGATAAGTCAGGGATTTCCTTCATCGGAATGTTAAGGATGTTTGCATCTATTCTTTCTGCAATTCTTTCTTCACTCATTTCAAGTGTAATGTAAAGAACATTCTTATTCATCATAAGACTTGCACTTGCCATGTGACACATGAATAGTGATTTACCAACACCTGTTCCTGCTAAACAAATGTTTAATGTTTTATTGGGTAGTCCACCTTTGGTGACTTTGTTGAAATATTCTAAATCAAATGGAAGCTTCTCTTCTGCCGTATGATAAAACTCAAATCTTCGTTCTTCATCTTCTAATACATCATGTCCAATATGAGTATCAAAAGACACGGAAAGTGCATCCTTCAAAAGTTCGGGTATTTCACCAGTTGATCTCTTAGACTTTTTATCGATTACCTCGATACTATCCATGACTGCAATATAGATTGCTCTATCTTTGCACCATTTCTCAGTTTCATCAATCAACCAATCTTGTGGTGTTTCTTCTTTATTTTTACTAAGTAAATCAACAACTGCTTTTGAATTCTTAACAATCACTTCATTGAGAGAAGTATTATTGTCAAGATTTATGAGAAGTGCTTCAGATGTTGGTGTTTTAGTATACTTAAAGAAGTAATCCTGTATTTCATTGAATACAGTCTTTTCATCACTTTCGGTGAAATACTCTGATCTTAAAAAAGGAATTACTTTCCGTGAAAAAGATTCACTCTGAACTAGGTTCCTGAGTATCGTTTGTTCTAATCTCTGTGCCATAACTAAAATATTTGTTCGCTGCTGTTTCTAATTGTTCCATAACATCGTCTGTAAAGAATTTCTTAGGATTATTATTAATTGTCTTACCAAATTCTGTTTTACCGTTTGGAAGTTCAACCCTTGTTGAAGACTTTTTAAAGATATCAAATGCAAGTGCCATTTCTAATAGACCGTAATATCTATCAAGTCCTTTGTCATAAGTTAATCTGACATCGACTATTCTATTCTCTACGGTTAATCTAGATTTTGCGTTCTTGCAATGGATAATATTTCCAATGATCTCTGTTCCATCTTTCTCTTTTTTCTTGGATAGATAAATGATCGATGAAGCTGCATACTTCAATCCACTACCACCACCCATTTCTTTCTGAGGGAACATAGAACCAATCACATCATATGTGTGATTAGTTACAATCATAGGAACTTTTGCACGACCAAGTTTTAAGGTAAGGACTCTAAATGTTCCTTTAACAATTTGTGCCCGAGTCATATCTCTAGTTTCTTTACCCGCTGCTGTATCTTCAATCTCTTTGGTTGTAGATAACATACCAAGTGAATCTATTACAAACATCATAGGTGGTCTTTTAGACTCTTCTGTTTCTAGATATTTGTCTAAGATATTTAACGCTTGATTACGGAACTCTTGAACAGTGACTACTGGAACAATAACGATTCTCTCTGAATCGATACCTCTTGATTCAATCATATCTTTTGATAATGCAGATTCACTCTCAAAGTAAATAACTGCAGCCTTGGGATTATCCTCAAGGAATTTTTGACACACTCCTAATGCAAAGAATGTTTTTCCTGTTGCGGATTCTCCTGCGAGTGCTGTGATTTTGTTTGAAGGAAGTCCACCGTATAGTGAACCACTTAGAAGTGCATTGAAAATGTATGATCCAGTATCAATAAATGAATCCACATCACCAGCTGCTACTCCTTCGGAAACGAGACTTGCGTATTCGTTACCGCTGGATTTGATTAAGTCTTTTAAAAATGACATAGAACACCTCTCATAATGTATACTCTATTATAGTATATTTTGTTGGATTTGACTAGAGGGTTTTAAGTTTTTTCTTCGGGTTTTTGACCGTTCATTGGTTCTTGGTGGTCTAACCATCTTTCTTCAATCATGGTCTTAATTGATTTTATCTGAACTTCCATACATAAGAGACATGCAAAAATTATTCCAATTAAGGAAATATAAACTATATCCATTGCAACAATTTCCATCACTCTGGCCCCTGTCCATTCTTTATAAGATACTTCCTATTTTCTAAATGACCCTTTTTAATATCATCTTTACTTTGTCCATGATAGGGAACTGCATGATGTGCTTCAATAGCCATATCGTTCCAACATTCTGTTTTAGCAGGATCGTATAGATTACCCAAGATTCTGCCAAATTTACCTTTTGCAGAACTTTCAACTAAAATATGTGGGTATTTTGCTACCCAGTCTTCAAGATAATGTTTGGCCAAGAGACCGAATTTCTTTTCTTCTTTATCCCTTGTTCTACTTTCGGGCGTATCAATGCCAACAAGTCTTACTCGTCCTTTTTGAAAAAAGTTGAAGCCTAAGTCTAACATCACATCAATAGTATCACCATCAACGACTCTCAATACTTTAGCTTTATATATAAATGGGTTCATAACATCTAATTGTATTTATTCAAAAAAAGAATCTAAACTTGCGACAGGTTCAACATTCCAATCAATTAGATTGATAACTGCCTTCAATGGTTCAATAAATGCCTTATCAAACTGTTTATCATAATCAATAAATCGTTTTAAATCTAATTCGTGTGGTAAAACACTCATAAATGAGATAACATTTTCATTTATCGGGTTTGGAACTGTAAGATATGCAAAATGAATCTTGTCTCCACTCTTAATCAATTCATATCGTTTATGAATATTCTTCTGTTTCAATAGATGATTAAATAACAAAGACCCTCTGACATGAATGGGTGATCCTTTTCCATAAATGTGTGACGCGTCTGTATACTGTTCAAGGTTATTAACTCCTCTCGGTGATGCTACTTCCTCAGGTGGTAAGTTTCTAAATTCTTTTCGTGCAGTCTCTACAAAATCCCATAATACCTCTTCATCTGCGGTCATAACCAATTTAAATGCTTCGGTTAACTTTCCTCTAATCCATTGTGGTGTAGAACTCTTTGCAGTTTCAATACCCATCATTTTGAGTTTTGGTTTTGCATATCTAACACCTTCTGAGTCATACACATT